CATTGCCAGACGTTTCGGAAAAAATGGACAGTCGTGATAACTTGTCCATCTAAAGTCAGTGTTGTTCATCGAGTTCTTTCGATGTTCGACCACCGTCCGTTGTACATCTTCTGGTAGTCTATCTAGGAAGGTTTTACCTTGTTTCTCTTTGTATGGGTGTTTCAGAATAAGATAATCGACATCAATAGGACGGCCTGCATTACGGAATATAAAATTATGAGCGCCATCGTATTTTGCAGCGACATAGTACATTCTGCTAAGGTCTTTAGTTTGCGCGTCTCCGATGTCACCGACTTCGGTATTGAGTGCGTACCAGAACTTGGCGATGAGATCTTTATGTACAGTCTCCATAAGGTTGAATACAAGTCTGAACTTCGGTCGATCCACGGTACTGCTCGCTGTACTATAGCAAACGAAATCCCAATGACCAAAACGCTCAATGAGAGTTTCCCGTAACCCATCTGCGTCGATGTCAATATCGTCCACATCGATAGCGGCCCACTTTCCCCACAACTTAACATTCTTATTGCTCCGTGTTGTTCCGTCTTCATATACTGCTGGACTGATTAAAGGCGCAGTCGCCTTGGTGTCAGGTTTTTCTGATAACATAAACAACAAAGACACAAACTCATCCCACGTCTCAAACGACATGGTCTTGTGTGTTTTGTTGTCATAACGATTTTTGAATAGTGTTAGAGAGTACATAGTCCCATCGAGTTGTGATAGTTTGTGCCTTTCCATTCTTGATCATAGTAAAATACATGAACCGGTTTATAGTCTGTGTATTTCATAATGGTCTGACTAACATTGGATTGATCCCAGTTGTCGACCAACACTACAGGTATATTCAGATCTTGACACAACGTACCATCCATTTCTACTGCCCACTCTTTATGATACCCGTCTATGAGAGCATAGTCAAATTTATTTACATAATTGTCTAGGAAGTAATACAAGGTTTCCCAGTTTTTACCTGCGACATGCTTGAATCTGTCTCCGTACACCTTATGCATTTTTCGTATCTGTTTCTTTCTTATATCTGGATCAGGTTTTTCCTTACCCATGTTTTTCTCTGCGATTGGCCCTGTAGTCACGATACTCGCGTCTGTCATTATCTCTAACTGATAGGTGGTAGAATGACCCCAACAAAAACCAATCTCGAATATACTCTTGGGGTCATAGTGTTCTTTGACATGACGAAAGGCTGCAAACACATCATCTTGCGGAGGCATCCACCCCCACCCTTCGGTCGGCCATATCAAGTGATCTAAGTTCATACAAAGAAGCCCTCAAGTGTGTTTGGTCTATTCCCAGTGACGTACTCTATAAAATCATTTTCATTTAGATTTTTCACAGGACAATTTTGCCAGTTAGTCGTACCATTTTTGTTCAGTCTATACCAATGTTTTATGTTTCGATCTTCTCTAAATGTTTTCGAAGAACTATTTTCAGTATTGTAAGAATTTTTTACAGACCAAAACTGTCCGTCAATAATAAAATCGACGCCCTTTGGTCGTCGGCGATGTCTACCAACAAATATTACATTTTGATCAGAATTTTCATTCAAAAAATCTTCTAACATTTTACCAATTCGCATGGTCTCTCGTTTTACTTTGAGATGTGCCTCTAATTCTTTTTCGGAACATAAAAGTTTTAGTAATTGATCCATTATACAAAAAAATCCTCAAGGTTGACCCGTGGTTCTGCGTTCCACCCAACCGCATCAAGGATTGGTGTCAACGGATCAATGAAAGTCTTATCGAACATCATACCATAATTTATCTTAGAATGCAAGTTCAGTTCCTTGGGTAGACCCATCGGAAACGAGATGATGTTCTCTCGAATCGAGTTCGGAACTTTCAAGTAGATAAACTTGATCTTCTCTCCATCCTGAATCAACTCATAACGATCTTGCAGATCATGTTTCTTGATATGATGATTATACAACAACGCACCCCGAACATGGATGGGCGTTGACTTTTTATATATCGTCTCGCGGTCTGTCCACTTTGTCAGATCTGTGATACCACGCGGGAAGGCAATCTGTTCTGGACTGAGTGTCTTGAACTCTTCACGCCACTTGCGAATAAACTCTTGTGTATCTGCCTCTGTGCCCTCGATGATCACACGGAAGATCTCTTGGAACTTGTCTCGCACAACCTGCGGAGTCGAACTCTTAATGGCCTCGATACCCATCATCTTCAGTTTGGGTGTGGTGTAGGCAATCTTCTCGATGTCCCAACAGTTCAGGATGTATCGTTTCTTCGCCATCCAGATACCACGGTCTGCGATCACCTCGCGTTTCATCACCATACGATTCTCGTAGGCGTTAGTGTCTTGTGCGAGTTTGTCGTATGCCTTGGCGATGACCTTCTCGAAATGTTCGTCACAGATCTTGTCAAGAAACTTCACGGGATCTTTCGGGTTGAACTTTTCGACCAAGGGTGCCATGTTGATGTAGACCGAATCAGTGTCAATCGCAACTACATAGTCATCATCCGTATTGAGAAGAATATTCATTTCATCGTTCACGGCCTTCTCTGCGGTCTTGATCGCACGTTGTCCGGACAGAGTCACACCCTCCGCGATGCGGTGGTCAAAGTAACGGAACCATTTGTTCGCGAGTGCACCATAGAGAGAGTTCATCAAGATCTTGATGCCCATCTGTTGGTTGTCAAGATTCGCGATCCGATTCTCCAGTTTTCGCGAGGGGTTTCTCTCGTACTCTTGTTTCGCCTCGATCATTTCTTTCTTGATCTTGGTTCGGTTACTAGAAAACTTTTTGATCACCTTGGGCATGATACCCTCGAAGTCTGTACGATAACACGTACCGTTCGCAGTCGATGCACCGGTCTGATTGCGTAGATCCATCGTTTCGGGTGACATGTTGTACTGCACAATGATATTGGGATACAGTGAGTTGAGATCAAACGACACAACCCAGTCGTGTGCACCCACCTGTGGATCTTTCACATAACCACCCACGATCTTACCTGCATCATGATCGATGCCTGGCTTTGGGGGGATCACAATGTTCTGTTGCAACAGTTCGTTGTAGATGATGGTGTCCCAGATCGCGGTGGTTCCCAGTGCATCAACCAGATTAGTCTTCGCACCATAGGACATGGTCATCACCAGTGAGATGATACCGATCTTCTCTTCGAGTCTCTCCACGAGAGCCACGTCTTTGATGTTGTAGTCGATGAACTTCTGGTAATCTTCCTTGTAGAGATTGTGCAGTGAGCCATATTCCTCGTAGGACAGTTTGCGTTCACCCAACACCACGTGTGCAATGTTGTCGAGTTTGTACGACTCTTGTTGTCCGTAGGTGTTGAGGGTAAACTTTTTGAAAAGATCAAGGTAATCGAGTTGTGTGATACCTTCCAACTCCCAAGCGGTCTGTTCCCTGCCGCCCATCGTCGGAACGGTTCTGGCACGCGCCAGTTTCCACGGAGAGAGACGTTTGTAACTATCACTACCCATTAGACCCTGTATTCTGTGCACAAGGTATGTCATGTCAAACAGTTTGGAGTTCCATCCAGTAACGATATCAGGTGTGTTACCTTCCCACCAGCCGAGGAACGAGTTCAACAGAGAGATCTCATCCGCGACTTTGAAGAAGGTAACGTTCTCTGGTGCGTCGTAGTCACCCATACCCCAGACAATATAGTCAGAAGATTTACTGGACTTGACACAGATCGAGATGACCGGATGCTTCGCCTCTTCGGGATCGGGGAATCCTTGGTCAGACGCCACCTCGATATCCATGTACAGGATGTCGACCATGTCGGGGTCGAACTTGACATCATAGGGGAATCGGTTGGACAAGAACTGCGAGACATAGTTGGTGTTACCATGCACCGTGAAGTTCGGGATGTTCTTGTACTGTGAGACGAAGTCACGCGCCTCACTCATCGAACCCATCTGAATCGGTTCTACCGGTACACCATACAGTGACTTGTACTTACCAGATGCTTTAGAAGACTCGACGAAGAGTGTGGGAGAAAACGGGATACGTTCTTCGACACGTTTGCCGTTCTCGTACCCGCGATATAGTATGTTGTTGCCGAATCGGCTGACGTTTGTATAGAATTTCATAGGTACCCATTATATAGAAAAAAGACGTGTTAGTCAAGCTCTATCCATTCCACATCGGGATGATTTTTCTTGACATATTTACTTTTTCCGGTATCGGTGACTGTCCCGCCATATTTTTCATCAAGGATCTGAATGATAGGCGAATCCCATTGTTTGACAGGATTATTGTATGCAGAACTCACATCGGTGTTCATTCCGGTCTTGTTACACCAGTGTGGGTTTTTAAAACGATTTGAAGGCCAGTAAGTGTTGTTGTGCCGGTTATTATTTTGACGACAATATCTATCAGTGACAGTATGCAACAGTTGCATTGGGCCTCTGTCGTAGTTGTTTTCAAATTCCTTGCAGTACATCTTTGCGATGGATGGTATGGTAGTCCAGAACTCATTTGCCATACCTAACTGCATAGATGATTTTTTATTCAACCACTTAGACATGATCATACGGAAAAACTCTTCGCCCTCTGGACGGAGATACGCATCATGTTCCAACATCCAGATTCGTTCACCACTTGCCATGCGTTTTGCTGCACGGTAGTGCGTATGAAATGCGGCGAGTTCTTGTGGCGATCTGCCACTGAGATTGTTATTGACATTAGGTAATAGAGTGTCTGGTGTGATACATTGAACAACAGTGACTTCGAATATGTCAGAAACTCTTTGAAAAGACTCTAGTGCGACATTCATGTATTTCACTGCAAGTGGATTACCAAAATCCACGTTCATAATACCTCTCGCCTTTGCCATTATCTACTCCTGTTCAGTTGGTGGTGCCTTAAATGCCTCTTGCATCTGTTCGTATCGTGCTGAGTATTTAGTGAGGGTCAGTTCCTTACCGTCCCAGACACACCAGATGGGCGGACGAAACCCAACCTTGAACTCCCAGTGGTCGGTCTTAATGAGCGACTCTTCCATGATGACGCCTTTCTTGTCACGCATGGCGCCTACACCACCCAACAATTGAATGTCTTGGTTATCGTAGGGGTTCCAAACTTCATTTACAAGTGCGATACATTCTGCTAACATAATACTAAAAAAGAGGGCTATACGCCCTCTTTCTCATCCCTCTTTTCTTCGGTCTGTTTCGTTTCAACGTAATACCATTTATTGGTGATTTCGTTGTACTTATGGGAAAGGGAAAGATGTTCTAACATGATCCTGAAGGGACGTGCAGTCACCTTTACCTCTTCCATTTTTTCACTAGCAGTTGCGATTGAAGAGAGAAAACACAGTACAAAAAATGCGTATTTTCTCATCCGGTTCCTCCGAATTATTTCTTAATTTCAATAAGACGGGGACGCTTCTCCTTCGGTAGTTCGACTCTCAAATCAATGACCAGCAAACCGTCCTTGAAGATAGCTCCATCGACAACAACGTGTTCTGACAATCTAAAGGTTCGTCGGAACTTCTTTTGAGAGATTCCTTTGTGTAGGTACTCACGCGGTTCTTGTTTGACAATTTCCGCAGAGACTACCAGAAGGCCATCTCTAACTTCCACTTCCAGATTTTCTTCGTCGTATCCAGCCAGTGCAAGTTCTACTGAGAAGTGTTCTTCACTGTGTTTGACCACGTTGTGAGGGGGGTAGAGTTTGTTGTCTGTCATGTCTGACAGTCTCTCAATCTCATTCCAAACATGATCAAAACCAATGAAATGTGAACGTGGGAACGTAAATGCTTTAGTTACCATAACGGTTTCTCCTTTTCTTAAAGCGAGGTGTTGTTAGTGAGACCCACCCTATGTGGCATCTCGACTTTATTTATAACATATTATCATGTTAAATTCAAGCCCTATGACATTTTTACATGATGACATTTTTGTTACAGTTTCGTGTATAAATAATTACACGTTGTGAAACGTAAGGAGAAAATACACATGACTAAAACTATCCTCGTCGTGATGACGATGCTCTTATCCACCAGTGCCTTTGCACAGGATAACCACCTCGATAAAGTGCAGTTACAAACTGCCTCACACAAATGGGAAATCGACGTTAAATGTCGGACAGAACTTCAACCTAACGAAAGAGTTAAGGTGAAGACCCATCCTACACAAATCCGTTTAGACGGACGCATCACGATTGAACAAAAAAAGAAAAGGCAATCCTGCCGAGTACGTCAATTAGTCGCCAAGCTCAACTAGGTCGGCTAGAACCTTGCTGGGGACGGTTTCTCCATAAGGATCGTCTCCAGCATTATCTTCTCTGCCGGGTTCAACCCAACTGTGAACAATCTTCTGACCGTCGATGTAGACTGCGTATCGCCACGACCGTTGACCAAACCCAAGATTGTCCTTGTCTACTAACATACCCATCTGTCGGGTAAACTCTCCAGATCCGTCCGGAATGACCTTGACGTTTTCCAGACCTTGATCTTTCGCCCACGCATTCATGACAAACGAATCATTTACTGACATACAGTAGATCTCATCGATTCCAATGGCCTTGAACTGTGGATACAGTTTCTCAAAGTCGGGGAGTTGGTAAGTAGAACACGTGGGTGTGAATGCGCCCGGCAACGAAAACACAATAGACTTTTTACAGTCAAAGAGTTCTTGGGTGGTGACATATTTCCAAATGTACGAAGCATCCCCCGTGATAGGACAGACTGACGATTCGTCTGGTACACGAGTTTTGAATGTAACCTTGGGTAATTCAGTAATCATAATATTCCTCAAATATAAGTGGATGGGTCTGGTTGTCCTTCAACACCAAAGGAAAATGTGACCCGTGATTTTCCTGTGATGATTTGATGATGTGTACCACGTGGTATGAACACACACTCGCCTTGAGTAAACGACTTAGGTTCGTTCTCATACTCAGTGTTCTCCACACGGATTGAAATGTCCCCTAGTACCTGCACTAAGAAAACATCCATACGATCTTTATGCCACGGATAACTCTCACAGTCTCTTCCGAAACCAAAGAATGAAATATTTGTGATGGCGTTCTTCCAGAAAAAACTCTCCATCTGTTTTACAATATCGTGGGCAAATTTAGGTGAACTCTGACGCAAGTGAGAACTTTTTAAAAAGAATCTCATCTTGTCTTTGTGATGATCAATTAATTTTTCGGGGTGTGTGTCAAGGAATCGAAGAGCCTCATCCCATGTCCAAGGATCAAGTTCCACATTACCAAAGACCGGTGTCTTAGATCTCACCTTCAAATTATCAAAATTAAATGTCATACCAATGCGATGTTTTTCTCGTAAACAACCGTTGTCTGCAAATTACCGTGTTTGTCGTAAGTGTATATAGTCTCTGATTGCACGTTCTCTGCACCGTTAACACGTATGGTAGACTTAACGACCGTAGTGTCATACTCCACTTTGTTGAAGTATGAAGGTATAGGTGTCGACGGTGCAACAGGTGGGATCTCTGACATTAACGAGTTCCGATATTGTACTTAGGACAAAGTTCCCATTCGTCTTTTTCCCTGAACCCAATAATCTTGATCTGTCGCAACGGCGCACACTCCTTGGCTTGATTGGGTTCGACAATCTGAACCAAACCCCAATCAGACAGTAACGTAGCGATTGAGTTCCTGCGTTGAATATCAGACACCTCAAGATTAGACTTCTTACCATCCAGTAGGAACAACTCTTTGAAGTGCACAATAAAGTATCTGCCCTGTTTGTGCAGAATATGACAAGACTGATAGAGTTTCTTTTCGCGACGTGACGCGACACCTATTCTAGTCAAAGTCTCTCGCACTTTTAGAAAGTCATCGGGTTCATTCAATACAATTTCTAACATGTCGTCTGGCGACCACGGACTAATTTCTTCCACCTTTATACATCCTCGATTTTATTATTTCAACTTGTTCTTGGGAGAGTAGGGGTAGGATGGACTTTGCCTTTTCATTGCTATATCCATAATATTCTTTTACCACTTCCAAGTTCTCAATATCTTCCGGTTTTCCCCATTTAGAAAACCGTTTTCTCTTTCTTACTATATTTAGTAAAAAATCATATTGAAGCTTTTTATCAAGATCATAATACCGGTTCATGGCGTTAGCCACCTGCACCGTATCGGGAAAGTATGATAGTTGGTGGTTTGTCAGAAAAGGGTTGTACCCCTTCTCCGACTCATCATCGACAATCAGATTGGTCTTCTGATAGTTGATGGAGTTTACATAGTCAAACGGATTCATCACAGAATCTCCACGTTTGCCATGATCTCAGTCATACACGCAACCATATTCAGTTCGTGGTCTGCGACAAACGCATCCTTGTACTGATAGTCTGCAAGTATTAGAACGAGTTGAGGAATAGAACTTTGATCAACCTTCTCGTACATACTGTTGTACAGTGTGCGGAAGATGGTAGACGAATCCACGTCCATGTTGTTACTGACCCATGACCGCATCTTCTTGAAGTTCTTTTCTTTCAATGCGACAAACAGTGCGTCATAACTGGTGTCAGTTTTTGCGAGACGTTGAATCTCTAGTGTACCCTTGGATGATGCACGTTGCAATTCATTCAACACTCGACGCCAGTCCGGTGCATGTTTCATGATCAGTTCTGCGAGTTCTTTGTGATCCGGTACTGTCACGTCCTCTTGTCTCATGATTTCCAGTACACGTTGATAGAATCCACCACAGAGAGACTGCATATCTTTCTTGGTGGTGTTGAACTCATAGACACCACACCGACTGTGTAGTGGTTCAATGACGCGGTTCTTGAAGTTACACGTCAGAATAAATCGACAGTTGTCAGAGAACTCTTCGATAAACCCGCGTAGTGCAGGCTGTGTAGACCGTGCGTTGAGATAGTCTGCCTCATCTAGGATGACAACCTTGTACCCACCGGTCAGAGAAATACTGGATGCGAAACGTCGGATCTTGTCACGAAGAATATCAATACCACTGTCCTCCGAACCATTGATCAAGATGTAATCCAGATCTAGTTCTTGACAGATTGCTTTTGCGACGGTGGTTTTGCCGAGACCTGCGGTACCCGTGAACAACATGTTCGGGATTTCGCCAGTGGCAACAATATCAGAAAAAGTCTTTTTCAGACCTGTGGGAAGAATACAGTCTGCAACTGTTTTTGGTCGATACTTCTCGACCCAAAGAAAATCGTTCATAATAAAAATCCATAATAAAATAGGGGACTAAAGTCCCCATTATAACATTAAACTTCGAGTTTTGCAAGTATCTTGGCTTTGTTCCAAGACTTAGGAATCTCGATGTCTTTACTGGCGGCGTATTCCAGAAGTTCATTTTTGGTCATGTTTGCTAAGTCAACAACCTCTTCGACAATCATTTCTGCCGCTGCGACTGCATCATCAACATCCACATCACCATCGCCATCGATGTCTAAGGTACCTTTTCGGGTGAAAGCATAAACGAATCCACCGACACCAATTAGACCAATCAAGATGAAGATATAATCCACGACTTATTCCTCCGCTTCGTCTTCGCTGGTTTCACCCTGAAGAGCTTCTACACGTTGGATAAGATTAATACATTGATCACGTAACTGACCAATAGTAGAAAGTTCTTCACCCCTAAAGCCACCGCGACCGGCGACCGTATCTACTACAGCGACTGTACTGCGAGTCACTCGATTGACTAGGTCAATCATTTGATCATCCATAAGATATCTCCTTAAAATTTACTGGACTTTTGTAGCGCTACCCAATATTCCGTATTGGATTCTGTATTCACAAAATGTGAAATAAACTGAGAAGATAGTTCGACGCGGTAGTTACCATCTTCAATTAATTTTAGGTTGTTAATGTTGAACACAACATTCAAATCCGGATGATCTGACTCACCCTCAACCGCAATGTCAAAAGAGTGCGATGTACTATCATCGTTGTCTCTGACTGTAAGTGTCACCATAGTTCCGTCTAGTGACACATTTACCTCACTGTGACCCATCGCTGCAGCGGCACTCTTGATCTTACTTAGTGTTGTACTATCTAGGGTAAACCACGCATCCACACTTGGGAGTGCCAGATCCTTCTTGGCTACTGTCAGTGTGTCGGGTGACGAATAAAAATACTTGATCTTAGATCGACCGGTCGAGTCGGAGATCGTCACGTTCTCATCAGAGAAAGTTAAGTTGGGAGAGTCCACCAAGTTCATAACACTCAGAAACTCACGAAGATCGTAGATACCGAAAGAGGTAGGGAAGTCTACATCGATTGTAGATTTTGCCAATACCGTCTTGGACTCCGATACAGTTCTCAGGACGTTGCCTTCACTAATATAAATGTTCCCATTGATCCCCGCAAAGTTGCCGAGAACCTTGAGGGTTCGTTCAGATAATTCCATAATACATTTCCTAAAGTTTAATTAATGCGTCTATTCTAACAAAAGTCTGTGGTGATGTCAACAGGTTGTGACCTTTCTTTTACAAAAATTTGTATGCATTTTCTGAAGTGTCTACCATTAATGATAGTAGACCGATGATCGACAGCACCGATATGTACCGCCTTGTTGTAGTCCGGTGTAACACGTTGGACTTTTCCTTGTTGATCTTTGTAGAGAAAATCACCACCCCACTCCAAATCCCACTTACGATTCAGATAGATCGTGATTGCACCAGATCGGCGATTTTTTTCGAGATGTGCCTTAAAGTCCATGTGCCACTCAATACGTGAACCTCCCGTCCATACGAAAAACTGACAGGCTTTCGGTGTCTCTGGTTCCAGATTGGGGTAGTATCTCTGAATGTCCCTAACAATGTTTTCATAAAGTTGAGGATTAGACTCTACAATCTGGTGAACTAAAACTAAGTTTTCATATCGTTCAAGTCTAGGGTTAGAGTGAGATCCTGCCTCTTTACCTTTTAACCAACCATAGTTGGTTGACCATACGTGTTTATCACTGTTGATCAAGTGATCGCAATATCCAGACGCGGCATCGGCTACAGGCGCACTCAGAAAGTTATCGTGTTCTCGAAAGAACCAGTCTCTTGGTTGTGGTCTTTGATCACTCATAGTATTGTACTAAAATTTTTCCTCTTGACGAACTCGATCTTTTCGTCGAACTTTTCGTCTAGTAGTTCACCCTTGTGAGAAATGACAAACACATTTGTGTCATCGCCGAGAGTATCTAGTATACTTGTTAAGTTGTCTACACCCTCGACATCCAGAGACGAATCGAATGTCTCATCCAGTATCAGTAGGTTGGTGGCAACAGAGTTCTTCATCTTTGCGACCATGCGC